CCCCCCCCCCCGGTTCGTGATGCTTGCGCCTTCTGGGCCCACCCGCCCCCACCTCCCCCGGTTTCCCTGGTTCGTGCAGCTTGCTGCTTGTGGCTTGTGGATTATTTTTTATTTTTTTTTTCAGCCTCGAGCTCTGAGAGCTCGAGACCTATGTCTTAGCAATAAATTCCCGGACCGGGATTTATTATTTTTTTTAACCCAGATCTGGGCTTGTTGATCTGAAATCCAGAATGCAGCAATCGCCCTAATGGGCGATTGCTTTTTATTTTTATTCAATCTCTGTGATCCTGTAGGCATTTTCTTTTGGATCTTTATCTTTATAAGATACCCTCTCGACCCACCTTGTGGCCTCTTCCATGCTTTCAAATTCCATAATCTGAGTAACAAAGGAAGGTTTTGCCTTATAAGTAATTTGAAATTTCTTAGGTTTGTCTTTGATGTAAAGCACAAAAGAGTCCACCTTATCCTTATCAGCATTGTGATAATAAGAACCATTTGACCTTCCATATTTTACAGTTCTATAAAGTTTTCTATTAAGATATTTTCTCGCTAACTTAATAAATAAATTACCCTCTTCATCGTTTGGAATACCATAGAATTGATATTCCCCTCCACCATTAGGATTTTTTTCAATCCTCTTTTGATAGTCATTAACTAATTTTAATTTAGTCATTTGCTTTCTCTCTTTCTATGTTTATTAATCATTTGCTTTCCTCTTTCTATGTAGGCGTTATATAATTTAGGATTATTCTTTTTAATACTTGATACGGTAGCATAATCCTTTTCTTTTAGTCCGTTGAAGATGTGAGCAATCACATCTATTGTCCAACCGTCCCCAAGTATACACGCAATTTGATTATCTGTTAATCCTTTTGTGTATCCTCTTGGAACTGTTTGGCAATCTTCTCTTTCTTGTGGTGTCAGATATCTAACACCTTCATAAATAGATAAATCAATATTACTATTTTTAATATGTTCATCTATTTGTTTTGCGTTCATGTGTTTAAAATTTTCATTGTAATGGAAAACACATTCGCCAAAATGTTTTTGAGATTTAAAAATCAAAGTTGTAAATCCTGTTGAATAATATCTATGAAACATTTTAATAGGTGTTGATAGTGGACGACTATCACTTTCAAGCAAACATCTCGCATGAGTTCTTTCCGTCCAACCATTTTCTAAAACTTCGATTAACTGTTTTGGCCTTGGATAAATATAAGGCAAAGGAATATTAGTCCAATATAATCTATGTCTTAACTGTGGAGCAAAATGCATAGAATTAATTTTGATTGGCTTGCAATTTAATTCTCTAGAAATAATATCTTCGTGCTCCGATTTCATTCTTACATTTTCTAATAAGAAATATTTTGGTTTAACTTCATTCTTTAATCTTAACCACTCATAAAATAAACCACTCTTGGAACCTTCAACACCTAATCTATTTTTATTAGCACCACTAAAATCTTGGCAAGGTGAACCACCTATAAACAAATCTATTGTAGGGAGATCACTACCTTTAATGGTAGTGATGTCACCTAGTCTATTTTTTTTATCTTGAGGATAATTTTTATTTGCAATATCAATTGCATATTTTTTAATCTCGGAACTAAAATAATTATCCACGGTCAGCCCTACCTTATCTAATGCAATACGACCACAAGACATTCCGTCAAATGCTGAAAATACATTCATGTTATTTACCTCCAAAAAGTTCGTTGATAATAGTACAAACGAAAAGCAATGCGACCACCGAAGTGATCACAATGCAAATTGTATTTAAATCTTCCATTATTTTTTATCCTTATAATCTTTAATGGCTTTTTCAACAAGATGAAGAGCATATTTGCTATGACCTCCGATATTCCATTCTTTAATATCTTGAGGTTCTAAACCTTCCTCTTCACCACAATATCTCTTACCATTTTTCCAATTGTAAACGGTAGCGTATTGAACTTCATCGAAATGTTTACTTGGATCGTAAAAGGTTAATTCCCATTCAACTTCTATTTTAGTTTCTACACCACCTTCAATAGTAGGTGTTCCAAAAGTATTAACTAAATCATCATAAGAACATTGAACATATCCTTGAAGATGAGTCCCATTAATACCATTTGTTTCAGCGTTTTTAATAATCATTTGCTTTCTCTCTTTCTGTAATAATCACCAAATATTTTTAAGCATTGGTCTTTGCTTATTACTTCATTTAATTTGCTACACATTAAAGGACATTTTTCATCATGTTCAATTCCGTAAATTGCATGAAGTATTTCATGATAAACAACATTCCTTAGAAAATCATTATTTCTATAAGTCATATAAGATTTATCATCTATCCAAATAATATTGTCATTAAGTCTAGCAAGACCTAAAACACCACAAGTTTTAGATTTACCTATTCTAACATCTATTCTTGGAATATCAGAATAAACATTTTTGATTTCATAAATCATATCAATAACTTGTCTTCTTAATTTGTAGACATCATCATTCATTTTATGGTTTATAAAATCTTTTGTTGTTTTCTTTCTCATGACTAAAAACATACCACAATTTATGGGATAAATAATCAAAAAAATGCATTATTTTAGTTTAGCAATCTATCACGCTTCATGCTCCGATGTATCTGTATGGGCTTTATAATGGGTTTTTATGGGATAATATATTATAGATACCATTTCTGGATTTCCAGGCATACTGCATCTTGTGTTGCATTTTTGCAACACCTACTGGATATAGTGGCTTGAGACCTCTGGGCCCACCCACCCCCACCACCGCCTTCTGCTTCTCGCCCCGCTAGGGCGAGATCGGATAGAGGTACCAAACCATGTTTCAAACTACATTTGTTTATTGGCACCCCCACCCCCCTTTTTGTATATGTAGGGATCCTAATGTACTTGTATATAGTCGATTTTAGAGATAACATCACCTGAAATACTTATTGAAAAAATTTTTTAAAAATTTTTTTCGTTTTTAAATGTTAAAAGATATAGATCTAAGAAAGCTACCTATTGATGCCAAGAAAGACTTCATGAAGTATGCAATAAGATTGGAAGAGAAGAAAAAAGAAAAAGCTGTCTCTACTGATTTTATGTCTTTCGTAAAATATGTTTGGCCTGATTTCATAGAGGGGTCCCACCACAAAATCATGGCTGATAAGTTTAATCAAGTGGCCGCGGGCAAGATAAAAAGATTGATTATCAATATGGCACCTCGACATACAAAATCAGAATTTGCATCGTTCCTGCTCCCCGCTTGGATGATCGGTAGAAACCCTAAGTTAAAAATAATCCAAGCAACTTTTAATTCAGAGCTCGCGGTTCGCTTTGGTCGTAAAGCAAAACATTTAATTGATACAGAAGAGTATAGAAAAATTTTTCCTACAAAATTACAAGAAGATTCCAAAGCTGCAGGTCGTTGGGAAACGAATCAAGGAGGCGAATATTTTGCAACAGGTGTAGGTGGTGCTGTGACAGGTCGTGGTGCGGATCTATTTATTATTGATGACCCTCACTCGGAGCAAGATGCGATGAACATGAATTCTTTTGAGAGAACTTGGGAGTGGTATACTTCTGGTCCTCGTCAGCGTTTACAACCTGGTGGTAGAATTATTTTGGTGATGACGAGATGGAACACAAAAGATTTAACAGGAATGCTGCTCAAAGCTCAAAGTGATCCTAAAGCAGATCAATGGGAGATTATAGAATTTCCAGCAATCCTACCAAGCAATAAACCTGTATGGCCAGAGTATTGGAAGTTAGACGAATTACAAACGGTCAAAGCTTCGCTGTCCGTGAGCAAATGGAATGCTCAGTATCAACAAAATCCCACGGCAGAAGAGGGGTCTATCATTAAACGAGAATGGTGGAGGGTGTATGAAGGAGAAGAACTTCCTGCTCTACATCATGTGATACAAAGTTATGATACAGCTTTTATGAAAAAACAAACAGCAGACTATTCCGCTATTACTACGTGGGGCGTCTTTTATCCGACCGAGGACAGCGGACCAAACTTGATTTTGTTAGATTGTGTGAAAGATAGATTTGAGTTCCCGGAACTGAGAAGAGTGGCTAAAGATCAATATGATTATTGGAAACCTGAAACGGTGATCGTGGAAGCTAAAGCATCAGGATTGCCTTTGACTTATGAATTACGGAAAATGGGAATACCGGTTTTAAACTTTACACCTAGTAAAGGAAATGATAAACATACAAGGGTGAATTCTGTAGCTCCTATCTTTGAAGCAGGACAAGTGTGGGCACCAGATAAAAAATTTGCAGATGAAGTTATAGAGGAATGTGCTTCGTTTCCTTATGGCGATCATGACGATTTAGTAGACAGCACAACTCAAGCTGTCATGAGATTTAGACAGGGAGGATTTATTGAACACCCAGACGACCAAGAAGATGAACCCTTACCTCACCAACAAAGGACGTATTATTAATGGCTGAAATAGATAAAGCATTACCAAATGAAAATTTAAATCTTGAGGAAGAAGATCAAGAAGTTTTTGTAGAAGAAACCAAAAAAGATACAGGTCCTGTTGACATCACAGAAATGGAAGACGGTGGAGCAGAAGTTAATTTTGATCCGAATGCCACAGAACCCATGGATGCTGGAGAACACTTTTCTAATTTAGCAGAAGTTTTACCTGATACAATTTTAGATCCGATTGGATCGGATCTTTCTTCTAAGTTTGAAGATTACAAATCATCAAGGTCAGAGTGGGAGAAAGCTTACACCGATGGTTTAGAATTATTAGGATTTAAATACGAAGCTCGAAGTGAACCCTTTCGTGGTGCAAGTGGAGCGACTCATCCTGTTTTAGCAGAGGCCGTGACACAGTTTCAAGCACTCGCTTATAAAGAATTACTACCGTCAAATGGACCTGTGAGAACACAGGTTATCGGTAAAGATGACATGGCAAGAAAAGATCAAGCCGAACGTGTGAAAGAATTTATGAACTATCAGATCATGCATGTCATGAAAGAGTATGAAGCAGACTTTGATCAAATGTTGTTTTACTTACCTCTTGCAGGATCTACTTTTAAAAAAGTTTACTATGATCAATTATTAAATAGAGCTGTATCAAAATTTATTCCCGCAGATGATTTAGTTGTACCTTACTCAGCAACAAGTTTAGATGAAGCAGACACAGTTATTCATGTTGTAAAGATTTCGGAGAATGATTTACGCAAGCAGCAAGTCAATGGTTTTTATAGAGATATAGAACTTTCAACAAGTTATGATGGAGCAAATTCAGATTTAAAAAGCAAGGAAAGAGAACTCGAAGGAGTTAAAGCAAGTGGTCAAGATGAAGACATGTACACACTTCTAGAGTGTCATGTAAATTTAGACCTAGAAGGTTTTGAAGATATGAATCCTCAAAGCAATGAACCTACAGGAATTAAGTTACCTTACATTGTCACAATCGAAGAAGGTACAAATGAAGTTTTATCTATTAGAAGAAATTTTGCACAAGGAGATGTTTTAAAAAAGAAAGTTGATTACTTTGTGCATTTTAAATTTTTACCGGGTTTAGGTTTTTATGGCTTTGGTTTAATTCATATGATCGGTGGATTATCTCGAACTGCTACAGCAGCACTGAGACAATTACTAGACGCTGGAACTTTATCAAACTTACCTGCAGGATTTAAGATGCGTGGTATTCGAGTGAGAGATGATGCACAGCCATTACAACCTGGTGAGTTTAGAGATGTGGATGCTCCCGGTGGAAACTTAAGAGATTCTTTTATGCCATTACCCTTTAAAGAACCTTCACAAACTTTACTTACTTTAATGAGTACAGTCGTCTCTGCTGGTCAGCGTTTCGCTAGCATTGCAGACACGCAAGTGGGTGACGGTAATCAAGGCGCTGCCGTAGGAACGACAGTAGCATTATTAGAACGTGGATCTCGTGTGATGTCAGCTATTCACAAGAGACTCTATTCAAGTTTAAAACAAGAATTCAGTTTATTATCTAAAGTCTTTAGTTTGTATCTTCCTCCTGAATACCCTTACGATGTTGTCGGTGGACAACGCAACATCAAACAAACAGACTTTGATGATAGAGTAGACATCTTGCCAATTGCGGATCCGAATATTTTCTCCCAAACGCAGCGTATATCTATAGCTCAAACGGAACTGCAAATGGCAATGTCTAATCCAAAATTACATAATCTTTATCAAGCGTATCACAACATGTATTCTGCTTTAGGTATTAAAGATATAAATTCTATACTACCTCCTCCTGCAAAACCTGCACCAATGGATCCAAGTATGGAACATATACAGGCTATGAGTCAAAAAAGTTTTCAAGCATTTCCAAAACAAGACCATAGATCTCACATTGACGCTCACTTAAACTTTATGGCAACAAATATGGTCAAAAATAATCCCTTAATTTCTTCTTTGGTGTTTAAAAATGTGCTTGAACATATAAGTTTGATGGCACAAGAGCAAATTCAAATAGAATTTGCAGAAGATTTAATGAAATTACAACAAATGCAGATGCAAATGCAACAAAACCCACAAATGGCACAACAAATGGCGCAAAATCCTGAATTACAACGTATACAAGTAACTATTGAAGCTAGAAAAGCAGTATTAATTGCAGATATGACTAAAGATTTCATGCAAGAAGAAAAGAAAATTGCAGATGACATGAACAAAGACCCTCTTATCAAACTAAAAGCTAGAGAAGTAGATTTAAAAGCAAAAGAAGAAGCTAGAAAAGAAAAAGAAGGGGAAGAAAAATCTGAATTAGATAGATTAAGATTAATTTCTAATAGACAACTTGCCGAAGATAAGTTAGAACAGAGTGATGAACATCAAAAACTTCGAGCAGGTGTTAGTTTGGCAAAATCAGGTATTCAAAAAATGACAATGGTAGATGTAGATGGGTAGTAAAGCTAAAACATCACAGCAACAAGGTAAAAAAGGGATCTTTGGAATGGGTCCCGGTCAGTCTATGGCCATGGCAGGTAATACTGGATTAGCTACCATGGAACAAAAACAAGCAGAACAAATACAACAAGGATTAAAAAACTTAGGGCAACCTTCAAGTTTTAAATCGATTGGACAAAATGTTGATGAAGTTGGTTCTAAGTATCGAAGACCAGCAGATGTAGATTCCTACGCAAGTAAAATGCAACTATTAAATCAAGCTTTAGATGCAGGAGCTAAAACTTTTACAGGACCTGATGGTATACAAAGAGTTAATTTTAATAACACCGGAATTAAAAATGATCTAGGTCAAACTATTTTATCAACACAAATTCCTAATTTAAACGCAATGGCTCCAACTCTAAGACAACTTGGTGGTGATATGTCAAGAGCCTTCACAGGTTATAATAGTTTGCAATACACAGATCCTAATAAATTAGGTATTAATAAAAT